GGATAGACAAGTGTTAGCCCAGGTCTACGGTATCTAGTATCTTCAAGATAACCTACTACAAAGATATTATCACCTTGAGATATCTCGAAGTCTACATACTCAACTAAGAAGTTCTCTACCTTTACCTCGATACCGAAAGTAGTTCTTCTAAACCCAGATGGAGATTTGAGGTCTCTACGGTAAGTTGCTCCGCTACATTTAAGATATCTAACCTTATCGTAGTTACGAATAGACTCAACTTTGAGAGACAAATAGATAGTTGAACCTTCCGTTGCAAACAGACTACCCAAGACCTCTTATCCCTTCCAGGTTGATAGCAAACTTTTCTGCTAAGTATTTACATCCTTTATCAATGTTCCGTAAGTAACTCGGTGTAGCAAAGATATATTTCTTCGCCATTGTCTCATCCTCAATCTGTTCTACAGGTACTTGGCGGATAGTTCTCGTTGAAGCGTCAAGAGTTTCTACTAACTTTTCTCTAAGGGAGAATTGCTTACAGAGTTCTTCAAGCTTTCGAGGGATATCCTTGTATGTTTTACCTTGGATGCCTATTAACTTATCGAGTACTACACAAGCATCTGTTACAACATCGTGGTCGTACTCTCTAAGTAAGGCATCGAACTTGTTCGGGCTGAGAGTGAAAGAATTGAACTCGATATTTCTCAAAGATTTTTCACTTTGTGCAATAGTTCTTTCTTTCTTTTTTTCTTTTCTTTCTTTTAGGAGAGTATGAGAACCCTTTTCTTTCTGTTCTTTTTTTCTTTCTTTCTTAAAAACTACATCAGAAAGGACTTCCAAATACTTGTTTGTATTCATAAGATTAGTCAGCACTATAGAGAGTAGATAGCGGTTGGCTAATAACTCGTGGTACAAATTCAATCTGGTAATATCTCTATTCGTCATAGGTCTTAAGTAATACCTCTCCCATAGTGAGATTGAGGTAGCCATCTTTATAGGCAACTACCCCTAACCTCTCTAATAATTTAATTGCTTTATGACTACCACTTCTGTTCTTGTAACCCATAAGAGTAGCTAATTCTTGGAAAGTTACTTTAATCTTCGGGCTATCTTCAAAGAGAGGAAGTAGTTTAAGTAATGCTCTACAAGCTCTCCTTGAACTCAAAACCCGTATTATCGACAGAAAGGTAACAAGAAGTTTTCTATTTTTCCATTGATAGCATAGCACTTGTGCACCATCCCCCAAGAACTTCAGGAGGTATTTCTAAACTCATCTCCTTAGCTTTTTCTTGGAACATTAGATAGATGTCAAGTTTTGTTTGAATGTGGTCTGCTAAATCAAATGGTGGTTTTTCATTCTGTTGGTTTCCCCCACGTGTATAATTGTTACGTTGGTAAGAACTGTTAGAACGGCTATAACCATTGTTGTAGTTGCCATAAGCCATATTCTTTCTCCTTTCTTTAAATAGTTTCCGTTGTTATTATAACAGATATGTTACAAAATTTCTACAAAAGTATATCTTGTTTGTAATAATTCTTAAAGATTCATTACACCATTAATCATAGCTTGTTTACCGAAAATACCTTTGTAATTACCCGATTCGATTCCTGTTACTTGTTGTGGAATATCGCAATCAGGATGGGCTTCAATAAATTTCTTTAAGCTTTCAGCGTGTGGTAATACTACCATATTATTCCAATCGTCTACTATCTTAATCCAATCAACATCACTTGGAAATACATCTTTGTCGGTAGCTTTACACCACATACCACTAGTAAAGATATTCATAGAGCCTACAACGTACTTATCTTTTTCTTCATCAGGTAAGTCTGCCATTTTATGAACGGCACTATCATTAGTCATTTCCTTAACCTCTTTAAAGATAGGTACTGCTTTAACCTCTAAGTCTTTTACTGTGCTCATTTATCCTCCTTTCTTTTATTCTAATTCTCTTGGTCTTTGGTTTAATGTACGGTGAGAATCATATACCCCAGTTGAATCAATAGTACAATAAGCCTCGTACTCTCCGAGTTTGGAGAACCAACGGAGTCTACCTCTATTGCAACGGATATCTATACCTAGACCACGCAATCTTTCTTTTGTTGTTACTGTATTATATCCTCTCATTGAGAAGATTATATGGCCGTGGGGTGCCCAAGCTATCATCTCACCGAATAGCCATAAGCTAGGCATACCATTATCATCAAGCCTAACTTCTGTATTATCTTTCTTATATCTTCTACAATCGTAAAAAGCTTTACAAGCTTCTTTTGTTACCTTTCTCATTCTACCTCCGCTTTGGTTGTGAGTTCTAAAATTATACTTGCTAATTCTCTTTTACCTCTTAATCTTAATTGATGTTCTACCGATTGAGGTTCTAATCCTTTTTCGAGTAGTTCTTCTGCAATAGCCTTTATCTCTCGTAAGCAAGTTTTTAACTTGTCATTCTCGGCTTTGAGTTTGTCAATCTTGAGTTCATATTTTCTGTTATGTTCTTGGAGATTATAGACATCACTCCAGCAAGGTTCCTCATCACTACTAAATATTCCCATTGTTTTACCTTCCTTATTTTAAAGAACCCCGTTTAGGGCACGGGGTGAGCCACGAGGTGAAATTAAAAATTATGACCCTCAGTCTTGGAGTTGCACCAAGTTCTACTAATAACTACAAGGAGTAATAATAATAGTAATCTACGTATCAACAATTATTAGTCGCTTTACTCTATAAACTAACCAAGGACGTGGGGGCTGTCAACCCCCTTGTATTATGTTGTAGTAATCGCTAGGAGGAAATATCAAGCCACCTTTTTTAAGTTGTCCTATTATCCAAAGCTCATACTGTTTTATAAACCTTGCCAATACTTCTTGCTTAGCGTTGGTTATAAATTCTTCAAAGTATTTATCCATAATTATTTCCTCATTACTATTGCATTTGGTATCGGGTCAACTGTTATGTCTACGTGGGTAAACTGTTTACCTTCACCGCTTTCAATAGCTCTGATATTAGATATTACCCAAGCTGATGTTAGTTTATATATATGTATTAAGTTTTCACTTACGCAAGTTGTTCGGACTGCGTACTTCCTATCCATTGGGAAATTATGTTGCTGAAAATATTTCAACACACATTCTTTACATTGATGCCTGCCACAATCAAGATAACGACCTTCAATTTGATAACAAATATTACCACTATCTCCGCCTACCATTTCGGCTATTGATTGACAGTTCCTAGTAAAGAGTTCTGTTTCATTTCCATATTTCTCTACAGATTCGATAGTCCATTCATTACTATCTAATTCTTGTGGCATAGCTTTAAATTCTTCAAGGTCTTGTTTAAGTAGTTTCTCATAGTATTTCATTTCACTTTCGTTTGAAGTATCCACCATAAATAAACTACTCTCTAAGCCATCATATCGAGCGTCAATGAGATACTTAGTTTCAATCTCTCCAGAGAGGACTTTATCTAGTAGTCCAAGCCTACATTCAATAGAGTCAAATCCTGAGATAACATAATCGTATTTACCTAATGACCAAGCATAATCCTCATATTTACCATAGAAGGCTTCAATAGTTAATGGTTTAATACTTTGGAGAATATCTCTTGCACTATAAGTTTTGTCTTTGCCACGATGGACTCTACGATAGAATTGATTTCTCAAATTCTTATCTTCAACTTTGTCAAAGTCTATTAGTACCATAGGTTTATTATCAAAGTAATTCAATCGTATTACTTGGTCTAATATCCCTGTTCCTGCGGAACCACAACCAGCACAAGCGATACTAAATTCTCGTTTAGGTATCTCGGTTATATCTCCAACATCTTTGAAACTGTAGAGCTTGTAATACTCAGAGGCAATATACTTTCCAGAGGTTATGTCTGACTTCTTAACTAATTGTTTAAAGAAATCAAGGTCAATAGTATTAGCTACTGCGACATAACCAAAGACAAGTTCGTGGTCAGCATCTAACTTTTTGCAGAGGTTTATATAAGCCCTAACCCTATCGGCATTTACATTGTCAATCGTAGTCCCTAAGTAAAACATATCAAGTCCAACTGAACGTTTTATTATGTTACAATTAACATCAGTTAGAAACCTAGCTCGCCAAAGTAAATCTACACTATCAGGAGTACGGTATCTATCATTTGGGTTGCCTTCCATTAGATTACCTTTAAGAATCTTACTTGCTCTTTCAGGATTCTCCCAGATATGGAGTTGCAACACAGGATTACAAAACGTACGGTAGATAATTATTATATCTCCGACATAAAAATTAGCATAGTCAGGAGCCATATTCCAATGAGTAAAGTCTCGATGAGCTAAGTATATCTTATTATCTTTTTTAATACCAACAACAAACAACGGTTTATTACTATTGCGTCCTGTTGATACAAAGAATAAGTTCTTAGCTATCTGTTGAACCTTACTAACTGGGTTACGTACCTTAACACTTTCCACCTCACAAAACTTTAGTTTGTTACCGTTCTGTAATTGTGTTAGTATCTCCCTAACCTTGTCGATATCTTGTACTAATTCTGTCATAATATTTAATTTTCCTTTCTACTTTTTTTTCACCTTTATAAGCATAAAAAAGCTAGGGCACTTCCCCCTAGTAGGTAGATGTTTGTGCTAAGTCTCTACCGCCTTATCTATAGGAGTCGCAAAGCTTATCCATTTTTCTTAGGTGTACTTACATAGAGTTGCATACCCTCTTCGATAGTATCAGTATCTCTAAGCAAGTTGGAATCATCGTCAATAATTTTCTTACCGACCAAGCCATTAGCTTCCTTAAATTCTTTAACTGTCATACCTTCTGTCGCTTTAACAGTTGATACCCCAGATAAAGTTACAACTTCAACTTCGATTTCGTTTTGGTTGAATGCGTTAAAATCTGGCATTTTTCTTCTCCTTTCCTTTTATTACTACCATCCTATAGTATCATACTATAGGTCATTTAACAAGTCCAGCATTTTTCATATACATATACCTGTCATTTTCACTCATTAAGTCCCAACAATCATTACAAATCCCTCTGTCAAATTCGTTAGCGTCAGCTAAATAAGTATTACAACTTATACAGAAGTCCTCGCTAGCTGATTTATCAGTTGCGTCATCGTAAGTGAGGATGTCGGGTGAGTTGATGATGTCTTTTGGACTTTTTTTTTGTTTGCAACAACTCTTTCCTGCGTGGTCTGTTGGCAGGTGTGTTGCATTATATCCATAGTACTTTCCCCAAGCATCTTCATCATTACCCCAAGTATAAAGATTTCCTGTTGAATAACTACTTGCGGTTTTATAACTCCGCTTAGAGCAAAGTTGTTGAATATCAGACTTACATTCTTCGTAAATTGTTAAAAGCTCGTCCCTTGTTATTGGTTCGTTGCCTACTTTAATAACTAAGTCCGTAGATTTGTATGGTGAGATATATACTTTGCTGTAACATTCACCTTGTTGATTAACAATGATATAAGGGAATTGTTGACGCAATCTAGCTTCATACTGTTCCTTATAGTTGTCGGTGTCTGTTCCGCTAGCAAATACCCCCATCTTTACGTGAGAGTGCCAATCCAAAGTCCATTGACCTCGCTGGTCTTTTGGAATACTCATCAGAAATTCTCCCATCGCTTCAGTATCACAATCAACTGTTGCAGATTTGACTTCCTGTTTGAGTATCTTAACATCTACAATCTGGTCATCTACTATTCTACCAAAGCCCGTTATCTCATAGTCGCCTATAAGATTAATATAGCATTGGAGTTTCAACCAAGTCGGACGAGTAAAAGTAAGCTCAGTCCATTTTGGCTTAGTAGGGAATACCATTTCGCAGATGTCGTTCCAACATTCTACTACTTCAAACATATTTAATTTTCACCTCCTACTTTGTTTGTATTCTAAGTATAAAGAATTAATTTTGTTTTAATATCCTATTGCAAATGTAGTATCCAAAGAGTTTGGACTAACAAAGAGCAACAGAATAACCAATACAGCTATATATAACCATATCGGCATATCTAATAATCTATTCATTTTTATATCCTTCTAAGATAATAGCCAATTAAATAAGGGGCATTCCACCCCTCCGATAGTTAGCTATCCACTATTAAGAATCTACTGTTCTGCACCTCGTTTTTTTCTTTGGTGTGCTCTCGTCCGCAACTCGACTATTCCCACCGCAATCAATTTTTATTTTCTGTTAGAATTGATAAACTAGCTAGCTTAGAAAAAAGACGCTCAAGGGGTTCTGCGAAGTGCTTAGGATTTGAGTAAGTCTAAAGATGAGCGTCTATTAATTAATTATTGGAGTTAAGGTTGAAAAAACAAATAAAAAAGGGGCATACTAACCCCTTGCCACTTTGCTTATATCTAACTTAGTAACATTATAATTCAATATCTTATTGATGTTGTTTTCAGTTTCGATATCAACTTTCGCTTTAATGTCCTTATGAAGTATAATAGTCTTTTTCTTGTCTTTTATTTTGACTTCGTGTATTTTATAAAACTGTTCACTTCTTGCAAGGTTTACAGTATCATAAAAATTCCAAAAAGTTTTGACTGTTCTTAAACTGCTATACTTTCCAAAGTTAGCAATATTATATCTTTGAGAGTCTTTCAATAAATGTCTCTTTTTTGGTATAACTGGTAATTTCCCATCGCTTGCTTTGATTGCGTCCTCTCTTTTGATGTAATCATATAACATCGCCTCATCTAATGGCAATAAACTCTTTTTGAGTCTGTTACAATTAGACTTAAGAGAGTACCGTAACCGCTTGAGTTTATTTTTTGAATAACTCATGAATTACACCTCCTATTTACTTGTAATGATTTTTTAGTAATATGGAATCACTAACCACATAACTAGTATAAAGCAAGTAAAATTTTACGTCAACTACTTAAAAGTAAAATAGTTCTAAAGGATTAGATATTAAAATAGCTTTAAATAGTTGATACAACTAGCTTCAAGACTATGTTAAGAAATATTAAGCAAAGGTTTTTACCTAGTTCTAAAGGATTATAAAGTTGGCTATATAGCTCTTTAGGATTAGTTCTCAAGTATGATTGTAAAATAATTATGTTGGAGTTATAATTGTAGATTGTACTTATCGTTATATCGCCTCGTTATATCGTTTCGATAGGTTTGGTATTTTACCATAAACCCGAAAGGTTGTAAATTATTCTGGAGGATTAGTCTTTGAGGATTAGAGATTAGAATTTATAACCTTTGAGAAGTAACTCCCAAGGATTAACTCTTTTGGATTAGCTCTTTAGAATCAACCAATGATAATTATTTTGGATTAGTAGTAAAGTATTAGGTTGAATAGTTCGGAAGGATTAGGAAAAAGTATTAGTACTCCCTTTAGTAAGTAGGAACCCCTCCCGCTCATCGTCGAATAGGTACTGGATTTTTATATTTGGGATAGTATTAGTACCCTAATTTGCCAAAGTAGTTTGTGGTAGGTTATACAATAACCTAAACTTACTAAGTAAGTGGGTGTAACCCTTATACCCTTTGTTTGTTCTTCTATTATCTCCCCTCTCCTAGACCCTTCCAGAAAGAAAGAAAATATATAAAAGAAAGAAAGAGTATTCCCTATAGGTTCTCCCCCCTTATTGATATTTAGTTGTCAAAGTTCAAAAAAAGCTTAATTTAAAAATTAGGTATAAAAAAATCCTAACCAAAACTCTTTGCTTAGTTGATAATCTAAAAGGCCTTATTTAGATTGGCTATAACAAGTTTGTTTTACAAGGACTTTGATTAAACCTTGTCGGAGTAGTAACCGCTAAACCAACGGCCGATAAATCGGAAAAACCTTACTAAGGATTATTTAAAGAGTCCCTTAGAATTACTTTTGGCTCTATCTTTATCTCCCCTGCTCCTGAGCCCGTTCCGTCAAGAAAGGTTTCAGCCACAAGGCTATTTATATTGTACCATATTTAATTTTAAATTTCAAGTGGGTAATTTAATATTTTTTAATTTTTCTTAACATTTCTTAACAATTCCCCTTGACAAAGTACTCGTTGGGGTCTATACTGAGGTTATGAAAAAGGTTAGTGAAATATTAAAGTTTTTAGCAGAAAGAAATCTATACCTAATGGTTATGTTTGATGGAGAGTATAAACAATATTGTTGTGAAATACTTGACCCTTATGGTGAGACACGTTCTGCTGGGTTAGCGACTACTTTAGAAGATGCTGTTAAAGAAGCTCTTGAGGTATTAAAGGATGCGGAATAAGTTTGTTATCCTAAGTGATATCCATTTCCCTTATGAGAACTTTGACGCAATTTCCCAAGCTAGCAAATTTATGGAACAATATCAGCCTAAGTATATTATCCTTCTTGGAGATGTAGTTGATTGCTATAGCCTTAGTAGATTTGACCACGACCCAAAGAGGATATTATCCTTACAGAAAGAATTTGATTTAGCTAGTGCTTACCTCACAGACTTACGAGAGAACTTCCCAAGGGCTAGAATAATCTATATCGAGGGTAACCACGAGAAAAGATTACAAAAGTATTTGAATAACCATCCTGAGATTTCCTCTCTTAGAACATTAACTATCCCAGAACTTTTAGGTCTGGATAGTATTGGTGTAGAGTATCTACCCAATTTCCATCTGGGGGACTTATACTTAACCCACGGAGAAATAGTAAGAAAGTATTCTGGACAATCTGCTCGTGGAGAAATGGACAAGAATGATTATAGCGGAGTATCTGCTCATACTCATAGACTATCCCAAGTATTTAAGTCAACTCCTCATAGAGAATTACAATGGTGTGAATGTGGCTGTTTATGTAGCTTAAATCCAACGTACTTAGAGACTCGTCCTGATTGGCAGAATGGGTTTGTATTTGGAGATTTTGCTCGTGGTAAAGCTACTCTCCACCTATATAAGATTTAAAAACTCTAAGCTTCCTATTACACCTCACACTTATAAAATAATACCTTATATCCTAGGGTTTGGAGTTATCCCTAGGGCCTTTCTTTTAGATATGATAGATGAAAAACAAAAACTATTTATTGACAATTACTTACAGACATACTCTATAGAACAGTCTGCGGTTAAAGCTGGATATGATAAACGTACTGCTATGAGTATTGGTATTGACCTCTTAGCTAATGAAGAAATTCAAGAGGAGCTGAAAGCTCGTGAGAAAGCTTTTGATGTTATTGCTAAGAACTCTAAGCTAACTCCAGAACGTCTACTTAATACTATGATGTTCCAATATGAGAAAGCTAATCGCTACGGTAAGACTAAAGAGGCTGTTGAGATATTAGAAAAGATAGCTAAATGGTCTGGTGTGAACCCAGAGGCTATGCAGATTAATCCTACTATTATTAATATAAATAATTTAGATGAGGATAAACTCTAAAGGAGGTGATAACCAATGCCCTGTGATTATACATTACTACCTGCTCAACGCAAGTACTTTGAAATAGACCACGATAAAGGAACTGATGTGGCTCTATATCAAGGAGGGTTTGGTTAAAAGACAGTGGGAAAACCTTTAGTGGTTCACTTCTCGGTATTCTCTTGGCCTTACGCTACCCAGGTATCAGGGGATTAGTAGGTGCTCAGACTTATGCGTTACTGAGAGATACCACACTTCAAACCTACTTCGAGCATATCGAGAAGATGGGCCTTAACGTTAAATATATAAAATCAGAAGCTAAGCTGATATTTGATAATGGTTCTGAAATCCTTTTCCGTCATTTGAAAGAAGATGATAAACTTAAATCATTAAACCTTGGCTTCGTAGAAATAGAGGAGATGAGTGATGTACCTTATGCCACTTTCAAGATGTTGCTTGGTAGACTTCGGCAAGAAAAACGACCAGAATGGAAAAACTTCCGCTACAGACTCTTTGGCCATACAAACCCTGAAAGCGCAAGGGGCTGGATTTACGAAAACTTCGTCAGAAACCCAAAAGCCAACTACAGAAGAATCCTTGCGCCAACAACCGAAAACAGATACCTTCCAAAAGGGTATATCGAAACAATGCGAGAATCCTACAACGAAGATTACTTCAGAATGTACGTCCTCGGAGAAGATATCGACTTCGCCCAAGGCTTAGTAACTAAACATTTTAATAGAGACCTACAAGTTAAAGATATTAAGTTTAATCCTAAATTCCCAATCCACGTTACTTGCGACTTTAACGTAGACCCTATGTGTTGGTATATATGTCAGCATTATGATGGGAATGTCTATGTACTCAAAGAAGTCGTAAATGCCAATACTACAACGGCTATGAGCACTAAGATGTTAGCTGATATCTTGACAAATTATAAAGAGAATGTTATAATTATTAATGGAGACTCATCTGGCAACTCAACTACAACAAAAGGTGCTGATTACATCATTATGCGGAATGAGCTCAAACGATTAGGATTCACTAACGTAGATGTTAGAGTACTACCTAAAAACCCCGACATACCTTACAGAATTAATTGTTGGAATAATATGTTTTACGGGCCAGATAAAAAACCCCACATCTTTATTCATCCAAGCTGTAAGTACTTGTTGTATAATATAGAGAATTTAGAGATGGAACCTGGGACTAATCGCCCTAAGAAAATCTCCACAGGTAAGCTCAAATCAGATGAGAACGCTAAATTCCTAGGCCACCCAGTAGACGCTGTAAGCTATTTAATCTGCTTATACTATCCTATTAAGAGTATTGATTTAAAATCTTATACTGGTGAACCAATGAGTGATGCGTTTGAAGGTAAATATAAGGATTTCTAATGGTAACTTTTTACACTAAAGACAATAAGAAAAAGCTTTTAACTAAAGATAGACGTTGTGCTATCGCAAGTGATATCGACACTAAGTTTAAATTATGGTATAGTGATTTGTATATCTCAAGGCTAGAAACTCTAAAGCTCCTTAGAGATTTATTCCCAGGATATGCAAATGAAGGAATGAAGTTAAAGAAAGTTCCTTCGACTTATGAACAGGCTAAAACCTATGAGAGTGCAATCTATAGAGCTACTTACCAGAACTATGATGGTATCGTAGATATTGAAGGACAAGACTTAAGAAGTAATAACCTTGCTGGTATTTATAAAGCTAGCTTAGTATATGACTATAATAATATTAATCTTAAAGCAACTCTAGATGAGATACTTAAAGATTGGATTACTAAAGGTGAAGGTTCTGCTTATATCTCTTGGAAAGAAAATATAATTCAAGTACCAGAGAAAGAAATAGTACAAGTTTATGATGAAGTTTCTGGACAAACTTATGAAGAAGTCCAGACAGTAATGAAAGACGTAACTACATTTAGAGGAGTAGATGTTAAGAGGATTGACCCACATAACCTATACTTTGATAAATCCCAAAAGGAAAATTGGGATGCTTGTGGTAAGGTTTATAGGGCCTTTGTTCCAATCCAAACTATCTTGGCTAATACCTCTTATAATCTTACTTCTCAGGAAATAAAAGAATTAAAAGAATTAACAAAACCTAATGAAGATATTGGTGATTATAGAAATAAAGTTATTGATAGTGGAGTTAAAGTTATTGGTAGCAATATCGAGGTACTTGAGTTCTACGGGGACTATATGGTTCCAGAAACGTTAGATGTTGTCCGTAACGCTGAAATCGTTATTATAGCTGGTAAATACGTAGCCCGTATGGAACAGTCAAAGAAACCGAAATGCCCAATAGTTTATGGTAGCTATCTTGAAAGACCTGATACACTTCGTGGACAGAGCCCTATGAAGGTTCCAGCAATTCTTAATGACGTTGAGAATATGTGTGTGGACTTGATGATGAAGGCTTGGCAATTAAACGTTGACCCAGTATTCCTTGCACCTAAAGGTTCTTTTCCAAGTTATTCAAGGTTAGTCCCTGGTAAGCCTATTGAGTATGACCCAACAACGTTAGCTACTTCAGCTCCTCAAAAGATTGACTTTAGTTCTGGTCTTAGAGGATTTGACTTCGATAAGTTCTTTAAAGAGAAGATTGAAGGGGCTACTGGTATTACTCAATACTTATTAGGTAGCCAAGAAGGTTCTGTAAGAACAGCTAGTGAATCTACTTATATCCACGCTGGAGCTACAATGAGGGTTGCTAGAGAAGCTTATCTATTCCAAAGTAGGATAATCCTTCCTATAGTTAAACTCCACGCATTATTTAAAAAGATTTATGATATTGAACCTAGATACGTTCGTATGCCAGATAACCGTTACGCAGAAGTAACCGACGAGGTACGAAACGGTAACTACACATTCTTACTAGGGGATAGTCAGACTTCGGTTGAACGTGAGGCCGAAACTCAGAAACTATTCCAGCTCCTTTCCTCCCCAGCTTTCCAGTCCCTCGCTGGCATAATGGACGTACAAACGGCAAGTGAGTTCTTGAAATGGTTATTAAACCGTATGAACTTCAAAGAAACTGACCAAATATTTGAAATAATAAATTTAAACCAACAAATGAGAAACGAAGGTTCTAATATGGGTGTGAAACCTGAGAACCTAGAAGGGTTTAGACAAGCTATGATGGATAGAACAAGAGCATTTGTTCCTCTTATCGCAGAGAGCTTATATGAACCCCCAAAGCAACAAGAACCGTTAATGTAATATAATAGAAAGGAATTAGTTACGATGAACGAAGAAATGGGCACAATGTTTGCTAATGAAGAAAATGCTGAAGCAGAAGAAGTCAGAATCGCAAGAGAAAGAGCTTTAGCAGAAAAACGTAAAGCAGATGAGAAATTCTTAAATGAATGTAAATGCTTTAAAGATTTTATGATGGGCAAAGAAGAAGAATTTGCCAAATGTAAGGATTATATAATTAAATATATATTCCAAACAGTACAACTAGGTGGAGCTATTAATGCTGACTTTATTGCTGGTATTAGACTCTGTTTAGAAATGTTAGAAGAGCTCCCTGGCAAATGGGATAATACTTTTGCTAGATTAGGTCAGGAGGAATAATAAATGGCTGATGAACCACAAACTACT